TCACCAGACCATCGGCAGTCCGAGGCATTGGCGCGCCCACCGTTCCACGGCCTTGTTCTCCTCATCGCCACCAAGCAGCAACAAGTATCCGGCGTTCTTTCCGAGGGTGGCGGGCTGTAGACATTTGATGAGTCCTTGGTCGCGGAGGAATTTCCATGCTTGGACGATTCGGACCTTGGCGGTGCCCTCACGTGCTTTCATCGCGGCCTCCACCTCCTCTTCCGACTTGCCGATGACTTGCTCGGGGGAGAGCGCCATCATTCCGTGGTCTTCGGCAAGCGTCTTCCAGCCCTTCGTGTAGTAGCGGCATGGATAGCCCTTGGATTTAGCGTCACGGCTCGGCTCCTTGTGTTCGCTGTCCCAGTCGTAGCTTGAGAGCGCCATATCGATGAGCACAAGCTCCGCCATCGTGTTCACCGTGATCTTGCCGCCTCGCGGCTTGAGCAGTTTTCCTGCGCGGCTGAGCTCGTAGACTGCTCCAGCGTTGCGGTATCCCATTTTTTCCATCGCTTTCCTCTCCACGCCTAGAGGTAAAATCTTACGTGGAGACGTTAGTCCGTTTCCTGCTCTTGGCGTGCTCTTCAAACCTCACGCCAAGGGCTTTTCCTTATGTGAAATACTATACCACATGAGGTGTATTAAAAACACCCACAGAGATATATTCTTTTAAAACTCATAGGGGTATTTAAATATACTATATACATGTAATACATGTGTTTATATATTTTTTTACAAGAGCGTCATCGTGCCGCCGACGATGTTGCACAGACGGCGCAAATCTTCGAGCATCTGAAGCGGATATAAGCTTTATAAAGCTTTATAAAGACTTATAAAGGCTTATAAGGCAATATAAAAGCCCCACAATCGTGGGGCTTCATGCTATCAGAGGCTGTTCACTGCGTTGTAGAATTCCTGCGCGTCCTCGGTCTTCTTGAATTCCAAAGGTAGTGAGCGCAGCGCGCTGTACTTCCATGTGACGGTGCGCTTCTTGATCGTCACCCCTTGCAGGTCGCTCACCTTGTAGGCTTCGGTCTTCTTGTACCGGTGCAGATACGTGGTGCCCATATCCACTTCCAAGCGATTCGCATAAAGCCGGATAGCTAAGAACAGTGGGTGGGCGAGCCTATCGCACTCGTAGATCGCGCCCGGCGCGGGCTGTGGTCGTTTCGCCATGATTACTCCCTTCTCTTTTTTTTGCCTTGATTCTATCTCGCTCAGATGATGCTGACACGCTCGGCCATGACTTGGCGGAAGTCACCCAGCACCTGCTGGGTAACCTCCAATTCCTGGGCGATATTCCACGAATTGCCATCGTACATCTGTTCGAGCAGTCCGTATCTCATCGGTTCGACGAGGAAGAGCGCCGATTCGCGGCGCGCCCTGCGCTCCTCACGGCCGCGGCCCAGCCGGTCACACGCCGCGTCTCCATGACGCCAATGCATCAGCTCATGCACCAAAGTGCAGCGCTTGGCGGCATATGTGAGCCGTCTATCGATGAGGATTACGTCTGTGGTGGCGTCGTAGCAGCCCCATAGTCCGTCCGGCAGGATGGCGCTGGACACGGTGACGGGCAGGCCGATGATGGCGCGGCGCATGGCACCGTAGGTCATGCGCCGGTCGATCGGCAGGTCAGGCAGGCTCGTCGTAATCCGGCCCAGCCTCTCCATTGATGGCCTCCTGCTTGCCCGGCACATCATACGCAGCCAACGTCAAGCCGGCCCGCGCCTTCGCCTCGGTTTCCTCGATTGCGTGGCGTTGCGAGTCGATCACTATATCACCTGGCGATACGCCGGTGACTTCGCTGATGCGCTCAAGGTCGCCCAAGGTCAGTGGGCGGCTGAGGTTCGCGTGTTTGTACCAGTAGTCGCGGCTGAAACCGCAAGCTTTGGCGAATTCTGCGACCGTCATGCCGCTTTTCTTTTGCAGTCTGACGCACTCGCGCATGATCTGCGTGGCTAGTGGCGTCATCTCGTTTGCTTTACTTCCCATAACTCCAGTATAGCCAATTAAATACCTTTTTGTGTGCGAATTGTGAAGATGTAAGTAATTGAATACACAAATGTAGTCAATTAAATACACTGAGAGGTGTCGAAAGGAAAACCGAGATGTTGAGCACCAAGAAGACCAAGACCCCCGACCACTACCCATGCGGCCACATGCGCGGCCCCGGCTGGCACGACTGGCGCGCCTGCCTCACCAAACAGGGAATCGAGGAGGATGAATGGCCGGTCTGACGGAAACAGCCAGCAGAAACCTCAAAGCCGAACTCGCCAGACGCAGTAAGACGCGCGCCGACCTTGCAAACGCTTGGGGATGCACCCTCAAGACCGTCGACCAACGGCTCAACGGAAGCATCTCGATGACCATCAAGGAAATCGAAGAAGTCGCACCGGTCTTCGGCATGGATTCCATACAGCTGCTCATGCTCCTCATCCAGCCGATTGACAGCATCAAACAATTCAAAGCCTAAGGAAACCGAACATGACCCAGTTGCTTAACCCGCCGGCACCGCCGGAATCGAGGAAAACCATGAGACCACGAATCGAACTCATCGGCACCACCGGCTACGCCATCCGCATCCAGGAAGACAAGAGCGGCCAACTCATCGAGCTTCACGCGGACGGCGAGGAAGTCCTCGCAGATATTCCAGAAAGCACACTCGAACTCTTCGCATACACGCTCAACGACGACTTGGGAAACATGCGATGAGCCAATCATTCGAACTGCGAATCATCGAGGACGGCACGCACAGCAGTGACCACAGCTGCCTCATCGGACTCAGATTCGACATGGCAGACGGATACCAGGAACACATGCTCAACAAAACCGACCTCATGAACCTCCGCCGCGAAATCGGACGAACACTCAAAGAACTCAACCAGAAGAAGGACAAGAAATGAACATCTTCCAACAGCGAGAACAAATCCTCGCGAACCTCATCGAAGCATACAAGGAACACGACGAAGAGAAGACCAACCATCTGCTCGGCCAGCTCAAGGAACTCGACAAGCCAGCTGAACAGGAAAAGCCGCTACCCGAAGAGCCACAGGAGAAGGGCTATTACCTCGCGGCCAATGATGGCCGACTGTTTTACAAGGACTCCGATGACGATTGGAGCGCGGTCTCGGCCGACTGTTTTTGGAATAATGGCTTCACATATGCGAAGTGGCCGCTCGTCTGCGCCACACTCCCGCCTGAAGCATTCCCATTCAAACGAGTAAAAACGGGAGATGGTGACGATGACTGACACGATCACCATTCACGAACAGGCGGGATTCGCAACCAGCGGCATCCAAGTGACCAGCATCCTCGCCAGCACATTCGAAATCAGCAAGAAAGTAGACAAGACGATCATCAGGCTGAGCCAGTACCTCGATGGCAGTTTCGCTCTGACGGTAAACGGCTCGCGTGCGGAACTCACCGCCGAGGAACTTGACAGAATCGGCGAACTGTTCCGCACGCAGGCCCGGAACGTGATCAACAGTCGGAAAGATTGAGCGACTGCTTCAACATCACGGCAATGTAGGTCGTCTCACCCTGCGGGAGGAGTTGGAAGCTGACCGGCTCCCAACCGTCCATCTGCTCGGCCAGTTCAGGCGCCGAGCCAAGGAAATCAAGGGTAAGGCTCCTTACGGCGCCGACCTCGGCAGGAAAAAGCTGTGAACTGGCGACGTGGAACGTGACCATCCGATACTCCGTTTTCATCCAAAATCACCTCCCTTCAAGAAGACAAGAAGACATCATGGACAACAATATCGAACCCCGGCGGAAGCCGAACTACACGCGCCGCCGCATCAAATTCGCCCTCGCGGTGGTCGCCCTCATCGTCACATCCACACTCATGCTCACCTGGCATGACGGTGACACCACCGCCGCGCTCATGGTGGAAGGCGTGTACATCGCCACCGCATTGTGGCTGATCGTCAGATTCGCGCCACGCGACTAAAAGACTTCCCACCAGCGACGTCCATGAAACAAAACAACAAAACGGGACGTTCCATGGACATCCACGTTCAAGCCGTCGCTGGCGGGCCATAACTGAATATCGATATTATCCACGCGCCGACCATCTCTCTGCCGTACATGCACTGTCGGCGCATTGGCTGGACGACGGTTCGCCCGCCCAAGGATTCCAATCTCTTCTCTCTCTATCAAAAACGCAGGCACTCCGGCGCCTGCAAACCCTTTCAAGTCCGCCTGACGGCTTTCAGTCACCGTCGGCCACGCCACCGGCCGCGAACACGTTCAGGTCGCGTTCCAACAGTCAAAGGGGCGCTCGGAATCCAAGGACGGCACTGGTTCGACACCAGTGCCAGCCACTCAGCCCCATCCACTCGTCAGGACGGGGCACGCAATATCAACAAGCAAAGGAAAACACACCATGAACGAAAACAAACCTCATCAGTCGGCAACGTGGGTGCTCTGCGTCGACGTCGACCCCGACAACCAGGAATCCGACCCCGCATTCATCTGCAAACTCGACATGCCGGTGGAAGCATTCAAAGGCGGTCTGATCGGCGTCACCCTGGCCGGCAACATGGGCGAGGCCACCGCGTTTGTCGCCCGAATCGCATGTCAGGCCATCGACAAGGCGCTCAAAAGGCACATCGAACGCGGAGGCTACAGCGACACCCCGGAAATGCTCACCGGCCTCCATATCGACCCGATGGGCGACATTCGGGACGGCAGGCCATGACCGATCTGCTCACGCCAGCCGAATTGGCCGTCATGCTCGGCATGAGTCCACGCACGCTAGCCAACTGGCGGTCTAACGGCAAAGGCCCGCCATATTTGAAGATCGGCGTGGAACCGCCCGAAGGCCATCAGGACAGGCGAAAAGTCCGCTACCAGCGTCAAATCGCTGAACGGTGGGCTCTGGCGCACGAATACCGAAGGACGGTGGCGAGATGAAAAACGGCACGTTCATTCCAGCGACACGGGTCCAAAGCAGTCCAGATGTCAAAAGCGATGGGAAAGCACGCTTCGGCGACAACAATCCGCCCCTCACGCAGCAAGGAATCGACGTGGACAAGTTCATCAGCGACAACCACGCGCTCATCGAAAACTTAAGGAAAGGAACACGTTGAAACACGAATACACGGGCGACGAGCTCGCCGAACTGAAAAGCATTTATGCCGAGTCAGGAGAAGCCGGACTCCAGATCGGCGAAATGCGTGCGTTACGCAAGGCCGGACTCCTCACGCAGGACCTGCCACCAAAGCCGCATGAGGACACGCTGGCCGACTATCAGGCCATCAGCGTTCCCAAGCCGAAGCCGAAGCCGGAACCGGTGAAATTGGAGTCCACCAACACGAACCGCAATCCGGAAATGCGTCAGGCAGTCTACGACACCATCGCCAGTTTCTGCGATTCGGGCCACGTGCCGACCATCCAGAAAATCGCGGACGCAATGCACAAGAGCAAAAGCACGGTAGCCAACCACATGCTCGCCCTCGCGAAGGAAGGCCGCATCAGCAAAGACCCGGAGACAGGCCGCTACCGCATCACCAACCAAACCATCGAACAGAAGGAGCCCATCATGACCACCACAGTCCAGGAACAGCAGGAAGCCAAGCCGGAAGAGCCGCGCACCATCATCGCAAACGCCTTGGTCGGCATCTTCGACGCCGTATCAGCCTTGCAGCGCACCGCATTCCAAGCCAACGACAAGGTCGTCTATCAGTTCGCCACGAAACTGCTCACCGGCGAACTCATGGACATTAAAGCCAACTACAGCAAGGACACGGCGAAATGAGACTCAATTTCAACAGCAAGGATGGCGTTTTCACCGTCAAACCCGAAAACGAAGAGGAAAAAACCGCGCTCAAAACGTCGGCACCTGCCATCTGCAATCTCATCATCGATTTTTTTAACGGTGAAGTCCAGGAAATGAAGGTGGCGAAGGAATGAAACGTATCCCACTCAAGGACACGGAACGCTACACGTTGGAACGGTTCCGACAGTGCAAGAAAACGGAACGGCATCTCGCGTGGCTGAAAAGCAGGAAGGCCGGCGTGGGCGGAAGCGATATGAGCACTATCCTCGGCCTTAACGCTTTCAAAACGCCTTACGATTTGTGGCTTGAGAAGACCGGTCGCGTGGAACCGGAGGACATTTCGGACAAGTGGGCGGTGGTCAAGGGCAACGCCCTGGAAAACGAATTAAGGAAGCGATTCCGCGCGCAGCATCCAGAAATGCTCGTCACGGACGGCACCGACAAGCAATTCATCAGCCGCGAGAAGCCCTATCTTCGTGCTTCGCTTGACGGCATCCTGCAGAGGGAGGATGGTAGCTTTGGAATTCTCGAGATCAAGACGGCGGGTAATCGTCGAGCGGGGGACTGGCATGACGAGGACGGAAATCTCCGTATTCCGCCTTACTATCTCGCTCAAGTCGAATTCTACTGCTGGGTCACGGGATGGACATGGGGCTACGTTTACGCCGCCATCGGGGATGACGAGCCGGTAGAAATACCATTCCAGGCCGACGCGGAGGACATGGCCGCGATCGACAAGGCCGCAGCCGACTTCTGGCATTTCGTCACAACCAACACGCCGCCGCAATTGACCGGCGGCGACGTGCAGAAGGCATTCCCGGAACCCACGCCGGACATTGTGGACGAAAGCGACGACGACGACCTGTACGACCTGCTCGCAAGATACGAGAGCGCCACCGGAATGCTGAATGACATGAAGTCCGCTCAGAAGGAATTGCAGGAGCAGATCATTCTGCGCATCGGCTCGCACACCGGCATCAAGTGCGGGAATTTGCAAGCCACCTACAAGCCGATGACCCGCAAGGAATACACCGTCAAAGCCACCACCTACCGCAAATTCGCGCTCAAAACCATCGAAGAAAAGGAGCAATAAAAATGGGAGCAATCGCACAGCAGGCGCAAGGGCAGCAGTTACAGCCACTCAATCCGAAGGGCAAGCTCAAGCAGCTTGTGGAGCATTCATGGCCGCAGATCGCACGCGTCATCGGCGGCAACCTCGACAGCGAGGCGCTGTTGCAGATGTGCATCAGCAGCATCAACCGCACACCCGCCTTGGCCGACTGCACGCCGGTCAGCGTCCTTTCCTGCTTCATGCAGTGCGCGGCACTTGGCTTGCGCCCATCCGACGTGGATGGATTGGGACAGGCGTACATCCTGCCCTATGGCAACAAGAACTATGCCACGGGGGAGAAGCAGGCCACCTTCGTCATCGGCTACAAGGGCATGCTGAAACTGTTGGAGAACAGTGGAATCTACGCGCAGCCGCGAGCCGTCTACGAGGATGACAACATCAAGCTCAAGCTTGACGAAAATGGCGTGCCGACCATCGAATGCCCGGACGAGGTGAACGTGGACGCCGACCACAGCGAGGACAAGCTGAAATTCGTGTACCTCTCCGTCCAGCTGCCGAATGGCGGAAGATACGCCGACTACATGTCGAAACGCGACCTGCTCGAATACCGCGAGAAGTACGCGCCACGTAATCGCAGCCGTCAGATCACCGGCCCGTGGCTGAAGAACTTCGTGGAGATGGCGAAGAAGACCATCATCCGCCGCAGTTTCAAATATCTGCCGGTCAACATCGAGGCGAAGAAGGCCGCGAGCGTGGACGAGACCACACCGGATTACAGCGACGTGTTCCAGCCGGTAATCACCGATTCGACTGATGACGTGACCGCCGAGGTCATGGACACCGACACTGAGGCCGATTCGGAAGCAAAGGATGAGTGATGGCCGGAGAAACCGTAATCACCGTGGTGGGCAACCTCACCGCAGATCCTGAGATGCGCACGACCCGTAATGGTTCCACGGTGGCGAATTTCAGCATCGCGGCCACGCCGAGAGTGTTCGACAAGCAGTCGAACCAGTGGGTTGACGGGGACGCGCTGTTCCTGCGCTGTTCCGCCTGGCGTGACCTTGCCACTCATTGCGCGCAGAGCCTGAGCAAGGGCATGCGCGTGATCGCTCAAGGCCGGTTGCAGCAGCGTTCCTATCAGGCGCAGGACGGTTCCAACCGTACCGTCATCGAAATGACCGTGGACGAGATCGGCCCATCGCTCAAATATGCGACGGCTCAGGTGCAGCGTCAGCAGCATGGCAACGGTGGTGGCTTCCAGGGCAATAATGCGGGTGGTTTCGCCGGTGGCGCTAGGGATCAGCAGCCCCAGCAGCAGTCGCAGGCTCCGGCCGATGATCCGTGGGGCGCTCCGGCTGGAGAGCCTGATTTCTGATGCGTGAGTGGATTGAGCCGCCGGACGTGCTGCCCACATGTCCGATTCATGGGTGCGCGCTGTATCCGGCGCGCCCCATCCCATGCCCCGAATGTGAGGCCGAAAGCGAAGACCATTACGCGGACATTGGCGATGCCGACATTTGGATTTTGGAGGACGAATGACGCAGGAAACCACCATCGACGTGCCGAAGGCCTACTGGTGGACCCAGAACAAGCGTGGAGACTGGCGGGCGAAATACCGGCGCACCAGCGTCGTGAAAAGACGCGCCTACCTCACCTACCGCAGTCTCATCAACAGCGGCAAACTCAAGCCGCCAACCAAATGGCCGGTGCACGTGACAGCCATCATCCACCCATTGACCCACGGACGCTTCGACCCGGAAAACGCGGCCCCAATGGTCAAGGCGATACTCGACGGCATCACCCAGTCAGGCTACTGGCCTGACGACAACGCGGAATACGTGCTCGGCCCGGACTACCGGCTAGGCGAGCCAAGCACCGAAAAAGGCGTCTACCACATCACCATCCGAATCGAAGAGGAAGAACACTAATCATGGCGACGAACGTGACTGAGAAAGACAAGACACTGCAAGAGGTCATCGACTTTCTGCAAAAAGAGTGGAATGCAGCTAATAACGCTTCTGATAATCCAGACGAAGAAGTGCTGAAGTACGACTTTTACGACGGAATGACGACGGCTTACGAGCATGTAATCAATTACTGCCAGTCCCTGCTCGGCTATTCCGGCTCCATGCCTTCCGAGGTGCCTAACCAAAGCGAGGACGCGAAATGAATAAACGGTACAAGGTTTGCCCACTTTTTTGGAGTGATTACGGCGATGAGCGCACCTTGATGAATATGGGTGTGTTTGAAGAGTTGCTGAACGAGGGTTGGCAGATTCTGCGGGTGGATACCATGCCGCCAACGGAATTGCGTGATAACGCCGTCGCAGCGACGAACGTCTACATCCTTGAGAGGGAGGCTAATGATGATTAGTCAATACGACAAGGACATGTGTTGCCTGTATATCGCTGAGGGGATGAGCTACATCTGGCAACAAAAAGGGGGCCAAGAGCTTTCCCGAATGCTTGAATCATTGGCCGATAGGAAGCTCATGAAGCGTGTCCATGGCGGGTATGCGATCACACTCAAGGGCCTGTTGGCAGTCAAGGCGTGGAGACTTCACCTGTTCCTGTTCCATCACCACGATGAATACAAGTACTTCAGGAGGAAGAAATGAGCAGGGCTGAAACCACCGCCATGCTGTCCAAGCTGGTAGAGAAACGATTGAGGAATCAGACCGCGTTTTGGGCGAGCGAGGTCAATTTCGACCGGAACACGCCTGACGAGCGGCGAGTGGACTACGTGGGATTCAAACCGTGGAACATCAACGGCGAACCGGTGCCCGCAAGCGTGGAGAAAGGCTGCTTCGGGTTCTACGAGGTGAAGTCATGCATGGCTGACTTCACGAGCGGTAACGGCCTGACGTTCTACGGCGACCAGAATTACCTGGTCTGCACGAAGGAACTGTGCGACGAGATCGTATGGCAGAAAATGGTGCCGCCGCGAGTGAACGCGATCCTGACACCGGATTCGACCGGCTCGAAACTGATTCTCGGCCATGTGCGGTCCAACCACGACCTGTCATACAGGCGGCGTCCCGCAAGCGAAATCCTGTGGGCCATGGTCAAGGCGAACGGAAAGAGGACGAATTGAGCATCCTGCTTGACGAGGCCGACGCTTACGAGCGTGGCATGGATGATGATTTGACTTTCCAGACGGTTCGGGAGCTTGCCGGTACAGCGTACATGGCCGGACGTTCCGCTCCACCAACTGCCGTTGAGATTGAGGCCGTGGCGAAGAAACTGTTGTGGTGGGACATGGAAGCAGACTGGGAAGACGTCATGCCCAGTGATGACTGTTTCTGGACTCTGACCGCGCCGGAAATGCGAGCCAGTTATCTCAGGGGCGCTCGGGAAATGCTCGAAATCGCACGGAAGGCGGTAAACGAATGAGCAAGACGATCCGATATGTCGAGTGCGCCCACTGCGGCGAGACGGTGGGCAGCTATTACGTCACCTGCCCTTACTGCGGGTATCGGCTGGTGGACGCGAAGCAAGCCGTAATGATGGGTTTGTCATGGTGACGCTTGACCCGCCACCGGACTTGGTGGAGATCGCCGAAGCCTTGGATGCGATGGCGAAACCACACGTGGGAAGCGGCTGGGCGAACACCAACTACACCGACCTGCCCTGCACCACGCCACGGCAGGAGGCCATCTGGATGGCATACAACGGAATCACAAGAGGGGAGGATTGATGGCAAGGCGCGGATACGTGCAATTGGCCAATGGCTTCTATCTCAACCGGAAGGTACGCCGTTTACGCCGTACCATGCCATCGGCCATCAGCGCCTTCGTCATCATGCTTTCCTACTGCGGCGACAACCTCACGGACGGTTATGTGGACTCGGACACGGCGGAATTCGTGCTCGACATCACCACACAGGAGCTTGACGCTTTGCAGCAGGTCGGATTGATCGAGGCCGTGGATGGCGGCTATGTCATCCACGATTACCTTGAGCATAATCGGAGCCGTCAGCAGGTGATGGCCAAGCGCAAGCGTGAGCATGACCGGTATTCTGCTGGCAGTCTGCCGGCAGAAAGTGCGCAGACTGCCGGCAGAATCGAAACAGAATCGGGACAAACACCAGAACACCAGAACACCAGAACCCAAAAGAAAGATGAAGAAGAATATTCTTCTTCTTCATCCAAAGAAATCGGGCTGAACGACTTCGAGCTGGTCAGGGAGAAAGCCCACGCCAATGCCGCCATAATCCGCGATTACCCGAATCTCGACCTGTCGGACGCGTGGAATGCCTTCGCCGCTCGCCACTACGGCGAGACACGCACCGTCAACGACTGGTGCCGCCAATGGAAAGGCTGGTGCCAACGCAGAGCCAACATGAGCGGCATACCACCCTCGAAACCACACAAGCACACGTGGAAATGCTCTCACGTGCTCGAAGCGCTAGGACGCGACGAAGAAACAGCACAGGCAGACGAAAAGGCCTGCGAATTAGCCGACAGACTCAACAAGGAGAAATCATGAAACACGACGAACAGGTAACCATGTGCAGCTTGGAATCGGAAACAATGTACAGCCTGGAATGGTTGAGACACGAACGCCGCAAGGCATGGAGCGAAGGCTACGCGGCCGGATGGAAGGACCAGGAATGCGATTTCCCGCCACACACCACAGAAAACCCATACAAGGAGTAGTCAAATGAAGAAAATACTCGAAGACATGATCATCAAGTGGCATCAGGCCGGTTACGCGCTTGACGAGATCGCGCCGCTCGTGCCGCAAGTCCCGAAAGCCGCAATCGCCGCACTCATCCGCCAGCACGACAAGGAGACACGACTTTGACCGATTGCAAGCACTGCCGGAAGCCCATGAAGCCGGTGTCCGCGAATCTGCTCTGCGCCAGCTGCCGAGAAAACTACTGGCAGCTCATCCGCCAACTCGGACACGTCCAACTGCCCGCCCTGCGAAGCATCATGCTCAAACAGGCCCACATCGGACCCACGGGCCACGCGCCAAACAAAGGCAACGCGCCAATACCCATCGACACGAGAGCGCAAGCCCTCATCACCGATTCCGAAGCGTGGCTCGCCGAACAAGCAGGCAAAATCAACGCACGCTACAGCAATTTCCCGTGGGACAAGGCATGGAAGAAGATCACGGCCAACAAACACACCATCCTCAGCATGAGCACCGCAGCAGACGATTACGCAGCCCTGGAACACATCAGCCGACGCAACGAGACGGCCTTGACCCCAGAAGAGGCAATGGTCATCATCGGCACATGCCCACAATGCGGCCACCAAGCCACCAGCACGCCACAGGCCGACGAATGGACATGCCCGCACTGCAAATGGCAAGGCGGAGTCCAAGCCATCAAAGCCACCCGCGACAACAAACTCTGGCAACTCGAATACACCGGAAAACCAGTCGAAGTCGCAAGATACCTCTCCAAAATGGACATCCACTGCACAAGCGACCAGATCCGCCAATGGCTCACCAGAGGCAAACTCCACGCCACGCCGACAAAACACAAAGGAGAGTACGTGTTCAACCTCGGAGAAATAACCGCCATGCTTGACTGTCACAATTAAAATGCTATACTGTCGTACAGTAGTAAAATGGTTCAGCCTGAAAGGGTTGGACCATTATTCATATCAAGCTTCGGTAGCTCAGTGGCAGAGCACGAGGGATAGCACAGATACCAGAGGACGGATACCTTACCGGCCATGGCTTCCATGATTCTTTGAATGCCCGTGATAAGAGACAGTGCCCCTCATCGACGTGGGTTCGACTCCCACCCGAAGCACCAAAGGCGGTGAATCAATGTCAGGAAGAACGCGCAAGACAAGCCGCCAATTCGAAAAAGACAAGGCCGCATTCTTCAACCAATGCAAGGCACAGCATGCGGTCTGCTGGTTGTGTGGCATGCCAATCGACTACAACGCAGTCAAGAACACCACAGATGACTCATTCAACCTAGATCACATGTTCCCAGTCAGCAAGCACCCGGAACTTCAATTCGACCCAGCAGGCTTCAAACCATCACACACCAGCTGCAACCGCTTGAGAGGCAACCAAGACCCACCAGCACCAATCGGAACACTAAGCAGGCAATGGATTAAGACAGCATGAGCAAGGAGACAGCAATGCAACAGCCAGTCAACCTAACACTCACCGCAGAAATTAACGACAAGACATTCCCAATCAGCAGCTTCACGGTCAACATTCCAGTGCACGTCAACAGAACATACCGCTACGAGGTCATCGACTCCGAGCGTGCCATCGCCAAGCTGATGCCACCAAGCACAAACGAACTCATCAAACGCTTCAAAAACGCAATCAACGCATTCCAAACAGCATTCGAAACCGACCCAAACGGGGTAGGGGCGGTGAAATCGTAAAACCAACGCAAGAACGCAAGACGTCCCGCGTGGTTGCTCTTCCTCTCCCCGACGAGTGAAATTGTTGGCGGGTCGCGCGCGATGGCAGATTAGGGGGTGTTTTCGATGAGTGCGAAGTTTCCGAGTCGGAATGTGGCGGAGGCGTTGGAGCGTTCGTTGAAGAACGCTGACCTCAAGGCTGTGAATTCTGCTGTTGTCGCTGCGGCTCGCGTGCTGGCTGAGCGTATCGATTATCTGACGTTCTCCGGTTTTGTCGATGAGAACGGCAAGCTCGACAACGTTTCGCTGCCGACGTTCCTCAAATATTGTCAGTCGCTTGGTTTGACGGTGGATGCTCCGGCTAAGGTTGGTCGTCCTGCGAAGCCGAAGGTTGAATCTAAGCCGGAGGCGCGTAAGAGCGACAAGGTTGTGCAGATGGAAGATTTCATGAAGCGTTTCGGCTAGGAGGCGTTCGATGGTGTCGGAAGATTTGAGTGTTTTCGGCGCCATCGATGATGAGAAGCATGGTGTGACCCTGCCGCGTATTTATACTCCGCCGCTTCGTCCCTTGGATAAGAACACTTCTAATGGCTTCGCTGTGATCGCGTTCGCGGAAATCATGCTGAAGGTGCATCTTTATCCTTGGCAATGCTGGCTGCTCGTGCACGCTTTGGAATTGCTTGAGGATGGCAGTTATCGCTTCCGCAAGGTGATTGTGCTTGTCGCTAGGCAGAATGGCAAGACCACGCTGATGGGTGTGCTGGCCGCATGGTGGCTGTTCGTGGACTCGAATAAGCACCCGGATAGGGTGCCGCCCGTGAAGTTCCTGGTGGTGGGCGCCGCTCAGACGCTTGATAATGCGAAGGGGCCTTACAGTCAGGTCAAGGAGTGGTGTAATCCGCGTCCTGAGACTGATGAGGAGTCCGATCTGGTGGTGCCCGAGCTTGCGGGCATGACGCAGAAGTTCGTGAACACGAACGGCGAGGAAGCCATCGTGCTGAAGTCGAAGGCGAAATACATTGTCCGCGCTGACAAGAACATTCGTGCCAAGAGCGCGGCCCGTGTGATTTTCGATGAGTTGCGTGAGCAGCATAATGATGATGGCTGGAACGCCGTGAGCCAGACCACGAAGGCTGTGTGGTCTAGCCAATTGTGGGGCATCAGCAATGCGGGTGATTATCGGTCTGTGGCCTTGCGTAAGCAGGTGGATAAGGGCCGTAAGCTCGTGGACGCTTGGAAGCAGTATGTGGCTGATGGTGTGGATGCTGCCGAGGCTTTCGCCAATGGCGAGCAGGACGGTTCGTTTGGATATTTCGAGTGGAGCGCCCCTGACAAGTGTCCGGTTGATGATGTCGACGCGATCCGCCAGGCTAACCCGTCGCTCGGCTATGGGCCGATGACCGTGGCTTCCGTGCGCTCCGACATCGATGGCATGACCGAGGCCGCATTTCGCACCGAGGTCCTATGCCAGTGGGTGACGGCCGACATCGTGCCCTACATCAATCCAAAATTGTGGGCGCATGGCACTGATAATGCGTCGTGCATTCCGGCTGATAATCGCGTGGTGTTGGCCGTCGATACCAGCGCCGACCGCCAGACCACGTATGTGGCCGCCGCGGGATTGCGTGCCGATGGTTTGCCGCATGTGGAGCTTATAGCCAGGCGCGACGGCATGCTGTGGGTGCCGCATTTCCTCGACCTGCTTCGTGAGAGCTGGCCGAATGTCTGTGAGATTGCCGTGCAGTCTAAAGGGTGCCCGGCAGTCGATTTCATCGACCCGCTCACCGAAAAAGGGTGGAACGTGCATCTCATCGAAGGCTTCCGGCTTGGCGCATGCTGTGGCCGCTTCCTCGACCGAGTGCGCGAAGGCAAGCTCAGGCATCTGCCGCAGCCCGCCATCGAACAGCAGGTTTCCGTGGCTGTCACCCGCCGTCTTGGCGAGGTCGAGGTGTGGGACCGCGCTAAGAGTGCTTTGCAGATCAGCGGCCTTATCGCCGAATCGGAAGCATTGTACGCCTTGGAGACCATGCAGGTCGAAGCGGAAACACCGAAATATGCGCCGAGCGTGGGCGTGAAAATCAGATTCTGAAAATTCTTCGAGAGGAGGATGAATGGGCTTCCTTGACCGGCTCCTCCACAATAACGCCGCAGTGATCGGCATGAAGATGGCCGAGGCAGACGCGCATCCGACGCCGGCGACGAGTATTCCGCTCGCCAATGGCGATAGCTGGCCATCCGACGCGGAATTCTACGGCGGTGCCTCCGGCGTCTACTGCAGGGAATATGCGGTGCGTGTCGTGATTGACTTCATCACCCGCAACATCGCCTCGCTGCCATTCAAGGTGTATCGGAAGAACGCCGATGGTGACGCTGAGGAGGTCACCAGTGGCGCGTTGGCCGACTTGATGAAGCGTCCGTCTCCATTGCCTGGCATGACGCGCTATCGATTCATCAGCATGCTGCTTCGTGACATGCTGCTCGATGACCGGTGGCTGTGCCTGCTCGGAGTGGAGGGCAAGCGTTTCACGCTCCGGCGTATTCCTTCAGACTGCTATCAGCTGTCCGGCAATTCCTTCGGCGAGATCACTGGCGTGAACCTGCTGACGATGGACAGCCAGCGGGCCATGCACTTCGACCTGCCTGACCCGCGCGTGCATCTGGATGTCGGTTTCATTTCCGGCCTCCAATTCGGTGACAGCGTAACCAACGTGCTCCGACCATTATTGGCCGAGGCGAAGGCCATGGCGTCCTACCGGCGCAGTATCGCCAAGAACGGCATGCAGGCCGGCGGCTACGTGTACCGGCCGAAGGAGATGCCGTGGCTATCTCAGGAGGATTACGACGATTTCACCAATGGATTGCGCAACTTCATCCAGAATGGTGGACGTGAGGGCGGCTGGCCCGTCCTTAAGGACGGCATGGAGATGCGTCCATTGGATAACGTCTTCAAACCCGTGGACGTGAACGATTTGGAGGCGCGCGACCGCATCAACATCGCGGTGTGCAACGCCTTCCAGATCTCGCCGGAAAACGTCGGCTTCAGAACCGGCACCAATTCCAACATCAGCGCCTTCAAAGAACAGCTTTGGAATGTGGAGCTGATGCCATACATCGTGGCGCTTGAGGAAGCCTTGAATCTGAGTCTTCCCGGTGCAGTGGGTGAGCCAGACTGTTACATCAAGGCCAACGTTGATGCCAAGCTGCGTGGTACCACGTCCGAACAGTATCAGGCACTGAGCACGGCAACTGGCCGCCCGTTCATGACCACGAATCAGGCACGTCAGATTCTTGACATGCCGCGCGTGCCGGGCGGCGACCAGCTCATCACGCCATTGAATGTGAGCGAGGGCGGCCAGCCCAGCCCGCAAGACGGCGGCAAGACGCAGAACGCGCAGGAGAACAATCCGGTCAACGGCGAGGACGCGAAGGCTATGCTCGCCGAATTCAAACGTCTTTACCGGTATGACGCGCAATTCCACGCCGAGTGGGACGCGCTCACCAAGGAGGAAACATCATGAGGCTTGATTTCAAGGGCTTCGAGCTGAAGTCCCTCGACGATAGCCAGGGCGAGGGAGTGTTCAGCGGATACGCCAGCACTTGGGACAAGGACCTGTACGATGACGTGATCGTCAAAGGTGCCTTCGCCGGCACGTTGGAGAAGGATTACGACGGAACTGGCGCGGGCATCCCGATTCACTGGCAGCACAAGGACGATAAGCCGACCGACATCATCGGCGAGACGTTGAGCGCAGTGGAGGATGAGCACGGCCTGCTCGTCACCGCCCGTCTTGACCTTGACCTGCCGGAAGGCAAGCGCGCATACGAGCTCCTGCAGCGTGGCCTTATCCATCAGATGAGCATCGGCTTCCTCGCCGAGGAGACCGCTTTCGTGCAGGACGGCAAGAGCGCGTGGGACGGATACAGGGAGATCCGCCAGCTGAAATTGTTCGAGATTTCACTCGTGCAGGTCGCCGCGAACCAGGGCGCCGAAGTGCTTGAAGTCAAGAGCGGTATAGCCATCAGCGCCTCCAACGAGAGCAAGCTCCGTGCCGCCCTCGACAGCCTGCACGAGGTTCTTGACGGCATCGATTCCGACAACAAGAAGCCGGACGATTCGTCCGATGACTCCACGGATGATTCCAGCGACGAGCCGGACGATTCCACGGATGACCCGAAGAAGAAAGACCAGAAAAGCTTTGACCCGAAGTGGGCCAAGGAATATCAAACCATCAGCGACTTCTTCTCGCTGGAACACTAACCGAAAGGAGTGCCATGAATCTCATGGATAATCTCGCCGCCGAGAAGAAGGCGGCACAGTCCATCCTCGCCAAGGGAATGGATAACATCACCGAAAAGGAGCAGGAGGAGCTCAAGCAGCATTACGCCGAGGCGAAGAAGCTGCAGGAGCGCATCGACCTGTTCAAGGAAGCCGGAGAAGGACTCGACCGTCTCGCCGGAACCTCGAAGACCGAGCATAAGACCGCCGAGGCGAAGACCCTCGGCGACTTCTACGTCAAGTCCCTGCAGGAGAAGGGCTTGAGCGTGCTCGCAACCAAGGGCGGCTTGTTCTCCACTCCTGAATTCAAGGCCAATACCGACACTCACGTGGCCGGTGGTGACGGTTACGCACCGTTCCTGACGCAGACCGACCAGAATGGCGTGTGGCCGTATGAGCGTCCGCTCGTCATCGCCGATCTTTTCGCAGCCGGCACCATGAGCGGCACCACCATCAAGTACCCGGTGTATGGCTCCCTCGAAGGCAATGCCACCACCGTCAAAGAAGGCGAGCAGAAGCCTCAGATCCACATGCCGGAACCCACTTGGACCTCCGACAGCCTGCACGAGATCGCCGCATGGTGGAAGATCACAGACGATATGGCGGAAGACCTGCCCTTCGTCGTGTCCGAAATCAACCAGCACGCCCAGTACAATCTGAAGCTTCAGGAGGAGATTCAGCTCCTGTCCGGCAACGGCACCGACCCGAACCTCAACGGCATCCTGAACCGTGGCATCCAGACCAAGGCGCAGGCCGCTGATTCCGACCCAGATCGTATCTTCGCGGCCACCACGGATATTGCCACCGCCACCGGCTTCTCCGCCGATGCAGTGGTCATCAATCCGGCCGACTATCAGGCCATCCGCCTGTCCAAGGATGCGAACGGCCAGTACTTCGGCGGTGGCTTCTTCGCAGGCCAGTACGGCAATGGCGGCATCATGCAGAACCCGCCGCTGTGGGGTCTGCGCACCGTCGTGACCGAGGCCATGACCAAGGGCACCGTGCTCGTCGGCGCTTTCAAGGCAGGTGGCACCATCTACCGTAAGGGCGGTCTGACCGTCGAGTCCACCAACAGCCATGAGAACGACTTCACCAACGACAAGATCACCTTCCGTGTGAAGGAACGTCTCGCCCTGCAGGTGAAGTATCCGAAGGCGTTCGTCAAGGTGACGCTCGGCAAGGCCGATAAGTGAGGTGACCGGCTGTGAAGCAGTATCGACTTGTCGATGCGGCCAAGGCCGCCGTTGACGCCTCGGTGTTTATCGAGGATGTGCTTTTCGTGAATGACAAGGACAAGCCGGTGAATGTCACCGGCGGCTCCGCCTCCACGCCTTACGTGCTTCCCGCCGCCGCTGAGAATGCTCTTGGCGGCGTGAAGCTGGCGAATGTCACGATCTCCGGCACTGCGAACGCCTCTGTCGCCGCTGCGGCTTCCACCGCTCCGACGAAGGAGGAGTATGACGCGCTCGTCGGCGCCTACAACGATCTGGCGAAGCGAGTCAATGCGCTTGTGGCTGGTCTTGTGGCTGCTGGCGTGGTGAAGACGAGCTGAGATGGGAGGTCGGCATGAGTGATGCGAGCGTGATTCCCGACATGATTGCCGACCCTTCGGCCTTCGAGGATGACGCGGCCTTCCGGCTCAAGGCCGCGCAGGCGGCCATCAGGCGTGAGTGCGGCTGGCATGTCATGCCGAACACGGCATTGTCCGGCGTGCTCAACTCACGTGGTGGCATGGTGATCCGGCTTCCCGCTCGCCATGTGACGAGCATCGAATCATTGACCGACCGTGATGGCAACAAGCTGGCTTACGCCTACGATCCCGAGACGGGGCTTGTGGAGTCCTTGTCTGGCGGTTTCCCCGCTGGGATCGCGGCCATCCGCTACGAGATTCACGCCGGCTATGATGACGCGCCGGACGTGCAGTCGGTGCTCATCAGCGCCGCGAAGCGCGCCGGCATGAGTCCCCTCGGGCTTGTCACCTCGCAGTCCACTAACGGCTCCAGCGCGAGTTTCGACGTCGTGTCGCTCATGCAGGAGGAACGGGACAAGCTCAAACCCTACCGGCTGGGAGGCTTGCCATGAGCCTGCTTGACGATCTGAACGCCACTGGTGGCGGCTGGCATATGTCCGGCACGACCAAGTGGCGGCGTTTGCGTGCGAAGAAGGTCATGGACCGGTATTCGGGCGAGTTGACTGGTGAGGATTGGGACCACCCGGACGTGCTGGAATTCAATGGTTCGCTGGCGAGTTCTAGCAGCATGAGGACTCCTGACGCTTTGCGTGAGGAGACCACGAGCACGGCTTACCTCACCTCGACCGACCCGTCACTCGATATCATGCCCGGCGACCGCATCAGGGCCATGCCGGATGATGGCAGATGCTGGGAGGTGTCCGGCTATCCGTCGCGTGACCAGAACGCTTTCACTTCGTGGCGGCCGACGATTGAGATTCCACTATCCGAGTATAGGGGGTGATGGTCTTGGGTGTGATGGTCAAATTCAACGATCGATATTTCGATGAGCTGATGAATTCGGCTGGCGTCAAGGCCATGACCCGCAGAGCGGCCGAGAAGACGCTCGAATATGCGAAGGCTCACGCTCCCGTAGACACCGGCGCATACCGTGACGGCCTCCAGATCGAGGAGGTCAAGCATGCGCACCGCACCACCTGCATGGTGGTCGGCACCGATCCGAAGACTCTGCTCGTGGAGTCGCGGACCGGCAACCTCCGCAAGGCGCTCAAGGCTGGCAAGTCATGACGGCAGTGCTACCACCAGACCTCGAAACATGGCTGTGCGCTTACCTCCGTGGCAAGCTGAAGCCCTCCTTCGGCAAGATTCTCGTGCACATTCGAGAGCCGGACGATTACGACGGCTCATTTCCGCTTGTGGTCGTGCGTGACGATGGCGGCAGCCAGTCCAATCGCGTGCTCTTCGACCGCAGCATTGGTATCACCGTGCGTTATGGCAGTCGGTCCACTCCGGGGCCTTGCCGTGATCTGGCGGCTCGAATCTACGGCCTGCTCACCGACCCTGAGATTTGCTCGCTTGATGGTTCGCCGATCGCGGCAGTCGAGGAGGACGGGTGCAATGGTCCGTATTTCGTGGCCGAGGACGCGAACATCGCCAGATGCTATCTGACTCTCGAATTCTCCGCTATTGGAAAATTCCAATAATTCAATAATTCTTAATTTTTAGGCGTTGAAACGTTTGTTTCAGCGCCTTTTTGTTTGAAAGGACAAAATATGGCAGCTGATTCAGCAGGCAATGACCTGAGCGCCGCGAAGATCGTGGTGACAAGCGCATACCGTTTCGCCCCCTATGACGCGACTCAGAAGCTGACCGCCGATCTCATCGCGCCGACCGTGGCCGACGTGAAGACCGGCTTGGACAAGATTTTCACCAAGGGCGGCTTCGTCGGCCTTATCACCGAGGATGGTGCCCCGCAGGACAGCCGTGACGCCGATGATGCGATCAAATTCCACCAGCCAGGCTATTCGATCAACGGCAAGGCGTCGCTGACCGAGCAGTTCACCGTGGCCGAGGATAACGACATCACACGCAAGATGACGATCGGCACGCCGGACTCCAGTGGCGTGTATCACGTGACCGATGTGATTCAGGATGGCAAGTGGTTCTGCTACAAGGAGACCGTTTTTAAAAACGGCACGCATCGCCGTCGTCTGGGTGTCGTGAATCTGACCGGCAACGAGCAGGGTCAGGATACTTCCGGCAAAAACACCGGTGACGCTTGGACTATCGAATGGATTCAGGATGACGCCTGCGATTCCGGCGCCTCGAAGTACCTGCAGTCCTTCGTGACGCCGAAGGCTTCGTCCGATTCTCATGCAACCGATCATCAGGCTGATGATTCCGAGTCTCAGCCGGTGGCTGACTGATTCAACTCTTCCCAGCATGTGTTTCTTTCTTCCTTTCTTCGCATGTGCTGGGATTCTTCCTCTTCATCCAGTGGAGTAAAGGAATTTTTCGTAGTCGTTTGAAAGAAGGAAGAAATGACCAAGAACGTGATGCCCTCCGCCGCCGATTTCGACGCCTGGACTCAGGAGGACGAGGAGAAGGCGCTTGAAGCGTCGGCCAAGCGGATGAAGGTGAAGCACCTCATCAAGGACGACAGCGTATGGTTCCTCGCACCGCACGGCCACATTTACAAGCTGCCTCTGAATCTCAGCATCGATGATTTCGTGCGCCTGTCCGACCTGCAGTCCAACACGGAGCAGATTCAGACGTTGAAGGATATTCTCGCGGCTTTCGCTGGCGAGGATGCGGCCAAGGAGCTGGCGAAGGAGCCGGCAATGGTCCCATTCAACATCCTCAACGATTACGGCGAGCTGCTTGCGAAGATTCAGGGCGTGGAATTGGGAAAATCGTCGGCTTCTGCCAGCTCCTCCAAGGAGAAGACGGCAGTCGAATAAGGGCCGATTTCGCGGCTCGCGGGTGGAGTCTGCAGGCCGATTTGGGCGGCAGACTCCGCTACTGCGACGCGATCGCATTGTGGGAAAATCTCTCGGCTGACCCGAGCAGTTACACCGGTATGACTGCGGTGCATATGGTGCTGCCGATGGATGCGACGGCTATCATCACCGCGATTCAGGCGGGCGGCACGTCGATTCTTGGTGACCTCGCGCCGGAAAAGGTTGGGAAGAAGCATGTCGAGGTGACCGATGAGGAGCGTCGTGAGGCTTTGGCGTCGATGAGCAGCATCTTCGGCTTCAAAAAAACAAGTGAATAGAGGAGGCTGTCATGGCTGGTGGGAGTGAGCTTGGTTCCGCGCATGTGAGCATTTTCCCGCAGATGAATGGCTTCCGCCAGTCCGTGGCGAAGGAGACCGGTAAGGCCGTCGGCGACATGAAGACGGCCTTTGGCAAGGGCTTCAATGGGGCGCAGCAGGGCAAGAAGGTCGGCAGTGCCTTCAAAAGCGGTTTCAACAGTGGTGCGGCCGAGCTGAATTCCGAAGCCCTGAAGTCCTTTAAAAAGGACGTGGCTCAAGCCTCACAGAAGAATACTGACGCCTTGCTGAAATTCAAGTCGGCTGGCGTGCAGGTGCAGGCCGCGCAGGAGAAGCTGAACGCGGCCACACAGAAATATGGCGCGGACAGCACGCAGGCTCAGGCTGCGGCCATCAAACTCGAACAAGCTCAAATCAAACAGAAGACGGCGGCTGACAATCTCAAGGCGGCGTCCGACAACCTCAAGACGGCGCAAGGACGGCTCAAGGACCTCGAAACGCAATTGGCGGCCGAATCCGACAAGTCCAAGAATGCGTTCAGCCGTATGGCTTCCGGCTTCACCTCAACGGCCCAGCAGATCGTCGGCAAGATTCCAGGCGTGAACGCGGCGGTGCAGAAGATCAGTTCGACGGCTGGCGAGGTCACGTCCAACATCAAAAGCAAGTTTTCGGCTGCTTGGAATGCTTTGCCGGAGGGTGCGCGTAATGCGGCCGCGAAGGCCGGTAATGCGTTGCATTCGGGTTTGAGCAAGGCTTCCGGGTTCGCGTCGAAGGCGGTGTCCGGTATCGGCAAGGCGGCTAAGGGCATGGCCACCGTCGTGTCCGGCGCCGCTGCCGCCGCTGGCGGATATCTGGCGAATTTCGGCAAGCAGGCCGTGGATGCGGCCCTCAAGGCCGGTGAGGTCACTGCTAAATTCCAGCAGGTCGCCAAAAACAACAATTGGACCGAGGAAGAGCAGAAGTCCCTGCTCAGTCTGAATAAGACGCTTGGCCAGACCGGCGTCATATCCGGTGGCACCTTGAAGGCCGCTCAGGCACAGCTCGGCACTTTCGCGCTGACGGCGGATCAGGTCAAGACTTTGACGCCAGCATTGGCCGACATGATCGCCAATAACAAGGGTTATAACGCAACCGCTCAGGATGGCGTGCAGATCGCTAACCTGCTCGGCAAGGTCATGACCGGCTCGGCTACCGCATTGAGCAAATATGGCGTGACGATGACCGACGCCCAGAAAAAGACCTTGCAGGAGGGCACGGCACAGGAGAAGGCCGCTATGGCCGCCCAAGTGTTGGAGGCGAATTTCGGCGGCATCAACAAGGCTCTTGCGGAGACTCCGCAGGGCAAGATGACGATCTTGCAGCATGAGATTGCCGGTTTGAAGACTTCGGTCGGCAATGATCTGATTGCGGCTTTCGGTGGTGTCGGTGGTGCGGTCATCAAGATGGTGCAGGCTGTCGAACCACTCATCACAGCTTTCTTCGACAAGGTGGCCGCACTGGCCGAGAAGATCGGCCCGCCACTTGAAAAAGTGTTCGGTGGTATCGCCGACAAGATCAGCAAAATCAATTTCAGCGGCTTCATGGGCCAATTGTCTGGATTGTCCGGCCCTATCGCAGCCGTGACCGGCTTGCTGGGTGCGGCTGGTCTTGGTGGCGCGTTGAGCGGCTTGAGTGGCGTGCCGGTGATTGGCGGATTGCTGTCGAAGTTCGGTGGCGTCCTGTCTGGTCTTGGCGGGCCTATCACGCTGGTGATTGGCGCTCTGGCCGGCCTTATCGCCACGAGCCCGCAATTGCGCAGCGAATTCGGCACGATGCTCAAGAATGTTTTCGTCAGCTTGCAGCAGGCATTCCAAATGCTTCAGCCGTCGATTCAGACGCTCATGACGGCTTTGAGTCAATTGGCGGCAGCTGTCATGCCTGTCATCACCAATCTCGTCGGCCAGATCATTCCACTGCTAACACCAATCATTTCCACTTTGGTGGGTGCTTTGGTACCTGCCATTCAGGGCATTCTGACCGTGGTGACCACCGTCATTCAGGCGATCACTCCGGCCATCCAAGGCGTCCAGCCGGTTGTCACGGCGGTTGTCGCGGCCATTACTGCGGTGATTCAGGCGCTCATGCCGGTCATCTCGCAGATCAGCAGTCTCATCACTGACGTGGTGGCTGCGATCACTCCGGTGATTCAGGGCCTTCAGCCTTTGGTTACGACGGTGGTGCAGGCGATTACCAGCGTGATTCAGGCGCTGGTGCCGGTGATTCAGGCTCTCGCGCCATTGGTGTCCACGATTATTTCCGCGATCGTCGGCTTCATCAGCTCGACACTGCTGCCGACTATCCAAGCGATGCTGCCATTCATCCAAGGCATCATCAATGGCATCACGATGGTGGTCAAGGGCATCGTCAATGTCATCCAAGGCGTCATCAATCTGGTGACCGGCCTGATTCATGGCAATTGGAGCCAGGCGTGGAATGGCTTTAGTCAAATTGTGCATGGTGTTGTGCAAGGCGTGCTCGGCTTTTTGGGTGGCATTGGCAGTGCGATTATCGGCATCTTCGCTGGTGCTGGCACGTGGCTGTGGAATGCCGGCGCGTCGATCATCAATGGTCTGCTCAATGGTCTGAGGGCGGCTTTCGGCAAAGTTAAGAGCTTTGTGAGTGGCATCGGCGATTGGATCGTCAAACATAAGGGTCCTCTCAGCTACGACAAGGTGATGCTTAAGCCTGCTGGTCAGGCGATCATGCAGGGCTTTGACAAGAGCCTTAAGGCTGGCTGGAAGGACGTGCAGCGCACTGTCAATGGCATGAATGCGCAGATCAATGGCGGTTTCGATGTGGATGCGTCGAAGTCGGGGCGCGCGAATGTCAGCAATGGCGGTGGCGGTGCCACGTATGTCACGCAGACGTTCAATTATCCCGCGATCGCGCCCACGTCGATTTCGACGCAGCAGAAATTGCAGACTGCGGCGATGCCGCAATGGTGACACACAAGTGAAAAAGGTGGTGCAATGATTCTCACGGATTATCTCATCAATGGTCAGCAGCTGACTGGTGAGCGTTCGAGCCTGATAGTCGGCACCACCCATTTCACAAGCATTAGCCCTCGTATTAATTCCGTGACCGTGAACGGCCGGTCCGGCGTCATGCTTCCGGCTGGGCCGGTGGCTTTCGATGCGCCGGAAATCACGCTGAAATTCATCACGGACGGGCCTGATGCGGATACTCTGATGCACCGCTTCTACCGCTTGTGCCGTTTGGCTTCCAAGCTGACGCGCGTGGAGCGTGACACGGTATCCGGCTGGGCTCGGCGCATGACCGCCAGTGCGGTATGCACGTCATGTCAGCCGGACGGTGACGAGATTCCGTGGGATGACCACCGCGCGGCCACCGCCGTCTTCCAATTGCCTGACGTTTATTGGCAGGGGGAGCAGTGGCAGGAGCGCACCTTGGACGCGACCGGCGGCCTCCTGCTGGCCGGTAGTGTCGATAAGCCCAGTGACAAGGGGTATTGGACGCGCTGGGCTGGATTGCCGAACGCCTCGCCATCGCAGCTTTTCGACACCATCCCCGGGGGCTGGCTGTCCAATGCACCACTCACCGCGCTGGCATTGCGTTTCGGTGCCGCAACCGCCGTCACGATCAGTGACCCGATAAGTGGCACGAATCTGCTGTGGGGTGGCAAACGCGACGCCTCACGACCTTATCTTTTCGTCGATGTGGCCAATCGCAAGGCGTGGACGGCTGCCAACGCCGACGCATGGTCAGGCGGCACGGATGTGACGTCCGGCGTCGACTGGACCACCGAGCCACTGCAGGTGTGGCCCGCGATCGATTCCGGCGACTATCGCATCACCATCAAACAGACCGGCAGCGCCGACAAGGTGACCTGCCGGTTTTTGCAATCCTGGGAGTGATTCATGGCAAAGTCCCTTCATGCCCGTCTTGTGGCCTATCGTCCATTCGGTGAGCGCATCGGTGTGCTGGCCGAGCCGGTGAGCTTCAGCGCGTCCATGCTCCACGATGATGACGGCGCCATCTCGATCGAGTATTCGATGCTGTCGGGTGACGCTCAGGCATTCGACCGAGAGCTTACCGATGGTCTTGAGGTGGCCGTGGAGGTGTCGGACGGCACCGGCTATCAGGAGCCGGACAATGCGCGTTTCGTCATCACCGGCCGATCCGGCAAGACGGACGATCGCACGCGCACCGTCACCTACAGTGGACAGTCGATAAGCTGGCTGCTGAGCAAGGCGGAGAACAACGATTCTTCGCATCTGCTCGCGGATGGTGACAACAAAGGCAAGAGGCCATTTTATTCGGCTAATCCGGGCGTGATTTTGAAGACCATGCTTGACGAGAACCGTCAGCGTGGCGGCGTGGCCACCGGCCTGACGCTCGGCTTCGATACGGCGAAGGATGCGGGCGGCGCTGCATGGGCGAGGAAATACACGCTTTACTACAGCCTCGGCACGGATCTGCAGACGATCCTGTCATCTCTGGTCAATGGTGGAGGCTGCGACTGGCGCACGTCCGGCCGCACGCTGAAACTGTGGAATGCGGACAGCAGGGCATTGAGCCGCGATCTAAGCAAGCAGGTCGTGCTCCGGCTTGCCCGTGACATCGGCGAGGCCCCATACGAGGAGAGCATCAGCGATCTGGCCAGCACTATCCTCGTCGAGGGTGACAATAACCTGCTTTTCCGTATGGACAATCCGGCTGCTCCGACGCCGTGGGGCAAGTGGGAATCCTACGCCTCGCAGGGTGGCGTGTCCGACAAGGACACGGCGCAGGCTTTTATGCAGTCGACTTTGGATGACTCGGCAAGGGTGCGTGGCCAGTACACGCGCGACCTCATCATCAGCGAGGTGGACGCACTGCCGCTCGTCGACTACCATGCCGGCGATTGGATTACGGCTCCGACCGTCACTCACGGCGAGAAGGTGCGCGTGCAGGAAATCGACCTGAGCATGCGCCAGGGCGAGGGACTATCCGTCAGCATCGCTCTGAACGATATCAAGTATGATGCCTCGGTCAAGCAGGCGAAGAAGATCAAGGGCATCACCGGTGGTGCCGCATTGGCCGGCAGCGAGGGCGGCACGACCGCCTCGTCCGACCGTGACCATCGCGTGCCGAAGGCGCCACTCGGCCTTGTGGTGCAGACTGATGCCTATATAGGCTCGGATGGCTATGCGCATGGTCTGGCCACCGCCTCATGGAGCGCGGTCACGCAGGCCACGAACAATACCGCCATTGAGATTAGCAATTACGCCGTCGAGTGGCGCAAGCACGTGGATGGCGCGCCCTGGCATTCCGCCGGCACCACCGACAAGACGCAGCTTGGCTTCGGAGGCTTGGATTGCGGCACGCAAATCGAGGCGCGCGTCAGGGCTGTGCCGACGTATTCGGACAAGCTCGGCGAATGGTCGGCCGTCGTGGTGGCAACTGTGGAGTCGGATACGACGCCATGCTCCGTACCGTCGAAGCCGGTGCTTGCGTCCGAGCTTGGCGTGGTGACCGTCCATTGGGATGGCAGGACAAGCACTGGCACGTCGATGGAATCGGACTTCGACCATATTGAGGTCGGCGAGGGCGTCGATGCGGCCGGCATGACCGTCATCAGCGCAAACCAGTCCGGTCAGGGCGATTATCTCGTGACCGGTCTGGCAGCCGGTTCACAGCACTCCTACGCCCTTCGTTCGGTCGACCATGCGGGCAACAGGTCCGACTGGTCGGCCATCGCCTCGGTGACGGTCGCGTCGGCGGTCTCGCCGGATGAGGTCAAGCAGATTCAAAAAGATTTGGCCGACAACCAGACGGCGTTGAAGGACAATGCGGCGAAGCTGTCCCAGGCGCAGAAGGACATCCAAGCCAACAAGTCGAATCTCGACGCGGCGTCCAAGTCGCTCGCTCAGGCGCAGACCGATTTGTCGCAGGCGCAGAAGGATATCGCGCAGACGAAATCCGATCTGACCACGGCGAACGGCGAGATCAGCAAGGCGAAGGAATCCGCCGCCCAGGCGTATGCCGAGGCCCACTCGAAGAACCATACGTTTCGCGGGCCGGACGAGCCGAAGGGCAATCTCATCGTCGGCGACCTGTGGCTCAAGACGCAGAAGTATTGGACGCGCTGGAAGGGTGAGAAAAACAACTCACCGAGCCTCTTGGCCGACTTCTACACCTACTGGCAGGGCGCTCCGAACAACAGTCCGAGCGTCTTGGTGCCCTT